CCTCTTTCACTGGCTCGCTCAAAAGGCATAGGTCAGTCATGTCTGTTCGTAGCGATGTGCATCATTGACGCGCACGGCTATAGCATCATCAAGTGGTGGGTGCATAACAAGAAGGACAATGTGGTGAAATTCTCCACATTCAAACATAAGGCTCTCCGACGCGCAGCTAAGAGGAAGCAGGAAGTGGCGTAATGAAATTCCTCGCGCTTGCATTCATGTGTTGGTACTGCTATTGGGTCGGTACCCAGAATAAGTGGAAGAAATGAGCCACTATCACATCGAGATCGGCGTAGACAAAGATGAGATCGTCATCATCAAACGAGACTTCGAGAAGTTCGTTCATGAGGCTGATGGATTTACTATACATCTGTCTCCTGATAATGATGTCGAAGGTTATGAGGAGTTACAGGAAACCATCAAGACATTGTTTCTTAGACTCATTGTCATTGTCGCGCAGGGCAACTTCAGAGGTATCAACTGATGGACGTAATACCAGCGCCGAAGAAAAATGTTATCTTCGATGCGACGATAGCCAGTAGTCTGATGAGTTGTGGTAGATTCCATGACCTCAGATTCAATCATCGGCTCGTTTCAATGAAGGGTAAATCTAACTCTCTTGAGGTAGGCTCACTGATTCATAAAGTCCTTGAAATCTACTACAAACATAAGATCGATGGCTTTCCTACATCAACGGCTATCGGTAATGCACTGATTGCTGGTCAGATGTATGTCACTGGTTGTCCCCACTGTGCGGGCTACATATCAGAAACTGGTGAGAAGCCTAAGTGTGGACATGAACCAGATGAATATCCCGGTGTGACTAACACGCCCGAAGTGAGTGAAGGTTATACCACGGGATGGAAGTTCGCATTAGATACGTGCGAACAATACTTTGCATTCTACAAGAACGATGCATTCATTCCACTATCCGCCGAGCAAGTGAAGGGCGAGATAATGTATGAGGATGATGAGATACGCGTCTTGTGGAAGGCGAAGTTCGATCTGATCATCGATACGAATCAAATCGGTATCGTATCGATGGATCATAAGACGTTCAAACAACGTCGAGATAAGTCTACTCTCTCCAATCAATTCATGGGTCAATGTATGTTGCTAAAGTCACGCAATGTCATTGTCAATAAGATTGGTCTTCAGAAGACATTGAAGATCGATGAGAGATTGACTCGTGAAGTCGTATCATTCTCAGCAGACAGATTACTTGAATGGCAGGGTGAGACTCTTCCTTATCTTGCATACAAGTACATCGAGTACAGTGAGTCAGGATATTGGCCTCCTGATTACACGCACTGCGACAATCTGTACGGCGCATGTCAGTACAAGGAAGTATGTGAAGCTGACAGAGGAATGAGAGAAGAAATACTGCGAGTTAACTTCTCGAAGGCTCCTGTGTGGGATCCGACTAACAAGGAAGATGAATGAGTAACGAGGAAGTCCTCTACATCATCTCTACTTGGACTGTAGAACGGTTGGATCAATATATCATCGAACTAGAAGAAAGGATTGAGAATACACGCACTCTCATCGCAGAAGTCAGACGAGTGAAGAAGTCCAAACAGCGAAAGAAACCAGTGGACGCTGGTAAGCGAGGAGGCTAGATGAAATGTGCCGACTGTAAGTTTGACTATCCTGATCATTTTTTGAATCAGATGTATGCTAATGGCAAATTTACGAAGCCAATTTGTGGAATATGCGCCCTCGAAGTAATGAATAAGGCGATGGGTATGCGTATGACTCAGTTCCGTGGTGAACTTGCTGAACAACTGAGACTTGATGCTATCGAGCATAGAAAGAACTATGCAAAACAGGAGAGAAAATGAAGGTAAGACAACTGATCGAGATGCTTCAAAACTGTAATCAGGATGCAGAGGTAAGATTGGATGATGATACGTATCCAGCTGTAGATGGATGCTATCCATTTAATCTCGATGAATTCGATGGTGATGCGGAAGATGCGCCACCTGAGAATACTGTCCTCCTTGAAATTACACTGGTGGAAAAGTGAAGGTCAAGGCACTCATCCAACTACTTCAGACACTCAATCAGGACATGGATGTATATGTAGCCATTACTGAGGAGAATGGAGAGGTTCTCGTAGAGGAAGTCACCGAATCATGTGATGATCCAACAATCATCGGATACATGATTGCTGATGCATCTGTCCTGAGTGACAAGGTGAACTAATGACTGTATGGATGTATTTTCATACTGATGGCGATTCGGGTTATTATGCCATCAAATTGTTTACAACTAGAGCTAAGGCTGAAGCGTGGTCCAAAGCTAATCCAGATGCCTATGCTCGAATTACTGAAATTAAGGTGAACTAATGAAGATATTCATTGTCATCCACTGTGCATGGAACACAATCGAATCAGTGTGGGACAGTGAGTTACAGGCTCAGCTCGCGGCTAGTCTACACGCGAATGAATCGAACTCTCCTATCAGTAACTATTCGATCATTAAACGTGAACTGAACGAATTGAAGGTACCGAAAGATGCCGATAATCGCGTGTGACATTTGGATTACAAGAGAAGGACAAGAGATAGAGATTAAGAAGATGCCGTCTTCTCATCTCTTGGCAACTATTCACTTCATTGAACGCAGGCGGTTTGAGGCGTGCTTTGAAGTCTATCAGGAGACTGTGAACAATGGAAAGATTGAGGGTATGTTGGAGTATTACTCTCAGTGGCCCATTCAATACGAGACTCTGATTAAAGAGGCTCAAAGGAGAGGTCTGATTTTCAGACAACAAGAGTCACCTACTAAGGAGAGTGACAATGCCATCGATGGAAGACGTCGGATTCGATAGTCTGTACGTGATGATGAAGGGAGAACCGGGTACACGCAAATCTACTCAGGCTCTCTCATTCCCCGGACCACAATTCTGGTTCTCGTGGGATCGTAAGATGAATGGTATCTATCTGCCCATGAAGAAATGGGGAATAGATCCTAAGACAATCAAGTATGAAGATTACGATGACTGGAACAAGCCTCGGAAACAACTGGAAAAGTTCCAGACAGAGTGTCCATACAAGACGCTGATTTTTGATTCCATTACATCGATGGCTGATATGACACTGCGTCAGACAGTCAAGGCGAAGTATGGTCAGACACGCCAATCAGGAGCAGCAGCCGGTAAACTGATCGCAGGTATCGCAGTCAATGAGATTGAGGACTACAATGCGGAGTCGGCTGCATTACAGGAACTCATTGCGCTTACGAAGGATATTGGCACTTACCATAAGGTTAACATTATCCTTATTGCTCACGTGGTTCAGGCCGAATACCGTAACACCACAAATAACACAACTCATGTCAGCCGCACGATTGTCACGGCTGGTAAGAAGGTTGCGCCGAAAATCCCAGCTTATTGCGGTGAAGTATACCACTTCAACATTAAGAAGGGATTCATAGAAGGTCAAGGAGGTGACTACTCATTACTGACAGAACACACTGGTGATGATTTCGCACGATCAGCACTCGGACTGGACAGAGAGATTGTATTCGGCGACAAACCTCTCTACGAAACCTACATCACACCAGCAATCGCGAAACTGAAGACAACCTACGTTCCAACATCCAAATTCTGATGTCACGGAACACCATCCAACAGTAAGACTAGGAGACTACAATGCCTATCGTTACATTCTCAGATCGAGATCTGCTCCGTGGGAAAGTCGTGGAGCCTGCATGGTACGTTGTCAACATCGACAACATCGGTGAAGGCCCATCGAAAGATGGTGGTTCTACGAATTACCCTGTGGAGGGTACGATCATCAAGAATGCCGACACGGGGTCGGAAGAGTTCAAGGGAGTTCCACTCGACTGGAATTTCAACAGCAAGGCGATCGGATTCGCAGTCGGATTCCTCAACTCATTCGGTGTTGACGTCAAGAGTGGAGCTAGATTTGACTTGGCGAATGCAGTAGGTCGTCAGGTTGAAATCTTCGTCGAAAACGGCGAATGGCAGGGACGTATGGTGAATAGGGTGAATCACAAGTATCGCCCTGTTCGCACTTCGTAGTAGGTAATACGTGGTCCCAATAACTCTGGGGGGAGTGATCCACTGGGGAGGCATGAAAATTGGGATACGCCTCCTCATTTTCTAAGAGTCGTGACTACACTTAGTTAGTCCAACTAGGAGAGTGTGATGAAGTATTTCATGGAAACTGTTCTGCCATCTGATGACGAAGAAGAAGCTGATCCAATTCCCGAACCGGATATCACGGCAGTGGATGAGGATGAAGAATACGAAGATGATGAGGATGATGATGACGATCCTACAGATGATGCGGACGATGATCCTCTGAAGGATGACGAGTAACAGAATACGTTAGTTTGCATCTTGTGAGAAGTTCAGAATTTATCGATGCCTGATGTCGATATTCAGTCAACATGGATACAAGTTGATGCTTGCAATGTGCGGCTAACGGACAGGAGATACGCCCAAAACTGCAATTTTGTAGATTACGGGCGTATCTCCGCTTTTTATTTTCCATAAAGAAGGTTATGACTGACAACAAAGCGATTGGACGGGTGATCAAGGTAAGTAAGGATGGATGGGGATTCATCTCATCTAAGGAAATTCAGTTTACACGTATCTTCTTTCATTGGACTGCTTTGAAACAGGATACACTGCCGTTTCTCGAACTGAAGACTGGAATGACTGTCGAATTTACTCCGATTCAAATTCCGGGTAAGGGATATCGTGCCATCCATGTGCGCGTAATTGAGGGTGATAAGAAAGAAGTAACTAATGAATCTCCCATCAGTCAGGTGCCCCTACTGTAGTAATCGAGACATTACAATGATGGAGTGGATGCCCATCATTAAACTTTGGTACTGTAACGTATGTTCCAAAATGTTTAAGGGACCGGATAATGGATCATAAGTATGTCCCCGGAATGGGACCAACTGGAGCTAAAGTCCTAATACTAGGTGAAGCTCCTAGTTACGAAGAGACACACGCAGGCAGACCATTCGTCGGTCCATCAGGACGAGAATTAGACCGACTACTTAAGGACGCTGGTATTCCACGTTCTGATTGTTGGATTACCAACGTCTGTAAGTATGAAGTTCCTCCTAATACTGCACGTAAAAAACTACCGTTCCATGTCAGAGCTAGAAATCATGGCATTGATATGGATCAACAGTTGTCTGAGTTGAGAGTGGAGATTAATGAGATTAAACCTAATGTTATTCTCGCTCTCGGTGGGACTGCTCTTTGGGCATTATCAGGGAAGGATAAGATCACGAAACACCGTGGATCTCTTATGTGGGGTATGGATCACAAGTTTGTGCCTACCTATCATCCCGCGCATCTGCTACATAGTGGTGCGGGTGGAGAGATCAAGGGCTACTGGAATAGACAGGTAATGATCTTTGACTTCAAAAGAGCATGGGATGAAAGATTAGATCCACAGTTAAACATACCCGGTAGAGTTCTTCAGGTATGTCGTAACTCTGGTGACTTATATGAATTTCTGGAAAAATATAAAGATCACAAGAAGATGTCAGTTGACATCGAGGCTGGTGGTCATTGTCTCCCTATATGTATTGGCTTATCATTCAACAAGTCCCATGGTATGGTCGTACCTCTATGGAATCGTGACGGAATCAGTACTATACCTGATTCTGACTTGGCCGCGTGTTGGATGATGTTAACTAACGTCTTATGGAGTAAACACATTGTCGGACAAAACTTCAACTACGATAGAGACAAACTCAAACGATTGGGATTTTCCATCAGACGAATACACTCAGATACTATGCTCAAGGCCTTTGCAATTAACCCTGAACTCCCTAAGGGGCTTGCATTTAATACAAGTATCTATACTAGAGAACCCTTCTATAAAGATGATGGTATGTATGAAGGGTCAATTAGAGATCTATTGGTCGGATGTGCTCGTGACGCTTGTGTCACACTCGAAATAGACGAAGCGATGGACGCGGACTTGGAGGAACTCGGCATAACGAAGTTCTACAAGAATTTCTTGATGAAACTTCCTGATTTCTATGCCGAAATTGAGAACAACGGATTCAGAATAGATGAGGAGAAAAGATTAGAGCTTATCGAGAAGTACGTCACATGGGATGAACGGCTTGGTTATGAGATGTACAAGATAGCAGGGGTAGACATAAATGTCAACTCACCTGTGCAGGTTTATTCATTCCTATTTGACGAGTGGAAGTTACCACGTAGACCCGGAGTCGGAGAAGAGGAACTCACAGCATTATTGAATCTGAAGAGTGGAGTCAAGGCACCTGATCAGAGAGAATGGATTGAGAAGTGTTTAGAGAGGAGACGAGTTAAGAAGACAGTTAGTACGTATCTCTTTGCAATACCAGACTACGATAAGAAGATGCGGACTACGTGTTTCCCCTGCCTCAATACTGGTCGTAGTTCCACAGGCCAGCAGGAACCACCAATCAGACCACTAGTTGACGTAGTTGGCAAAGGTGCCAAGAAAGACATGAAGGTTATGGGTACAGCCTTCCAAGTATTCACTAAGCATGGTGATATTGGAGCGGATGTACGTGGAATGTATCTCCCAGATGAGGGAGAAATATTTGTTAATTTGGATAGTTCTCAGGCAGAAGCACGTGTAGTGTTTAACTTGGCAACTGACGAACAAGCATTAAAGGATATTGATGAACATGACTATCATGCACTTACTGCGAGCTGGTTTTTCGGTGGTACGGAGGCTGACTATTCCAAGAAAGTATTGGGGTACGAATCGCCAATACGATTCGCAGGGAAGACTCTACGTCATGCGGGCCATCTTGGAGCGGGCGCGAGGAGAGCAAGTACCGAACTTAACACCCAAGCACGTAAATATAAAATCCCAATCACGATCAACGAAGGGATCGCCGACCGTGCATTGAAAATATTCCATGCGCGTCAGCCGAAAATTCAGCGTGTATTCCACGCACAGATCATTGAATGTCTAAAACTAACGCGACGTTTAGTCGCCCCATTACCGTGGGGGATTGATGCAGAACGAGGTGGTGTTCGTATATTCTATGAAAGATGGGGTGATGACTTGTTCAGAGAGGCTCTGGCCTACATCCCTCAACGAGCCGTGTCTGATAATACCAAAGCAGCAGGTATTAGGATTAAGAAACAATTCAGAGAGGCAAAAATTATTCTTGAGGCGCATGACGCGCTTCTATTCTCGATTAGAGCAGAGTATCTTGATGAGTTTATTCCGCTAGCGAAAAAGGAGATGGAGCGTCCGATTAATTTCACGAATTGCTCTCTCCCAAGGCGGTTTCTTAAGATACCATGTGATGTAGAAGTTGGTGAGAATTACAAGGATTTACGAAAGTTCAAAGGAAAGGATGAACCTGTTAGAATCGAGGTACCAGAACTAATCAATGTAAGAGAATTGACTGTAACTGAACAATTCACGGTAACTGATGAGGAGGTTCGTGACGAAATGTTTAGTAAGAGAGATGAACTAAAATTCAGTAAGGACGATGATATACCGTTCTAAGGGGTTCCATTGACATGGTTAGAAAAGCTACTGAGTCAACATAGCGAACTAGAAAGTCCGATGAACTTTTGGTTGTGGGGAGGACTCGCAGCCATATCCGCCGTAGTAAAAGACAATGTTTGGATGGACCGACAAATCTACAATCTCTATCCGAACATCTACGTGATGTATCATGCTGAATCTGGTCTGAAGAAGGGACCACCTATCAGCATGGCTAAACAACTTGTCAAGGCGGTAAACGGGACACGCATCATTAGTGGCAGATCATCTATTCAGGGGATACTGAAGGAATTAGGGACTGCCCAGACTCAACCCGGTGGTAAGGTGAATTCTAAGAGTACAGCATTCATCTGTTCATCGGAATTAACTAGTTCGATAGTTGAAGACAAAGTAGCAACCGACATTCTGACTGACCTCTATGATCGCCAGTACAATATTGGTGAGTGGCGCAGCCTACTCAAAATGGAGTCTTTCAATCTAAAAGACCCAACAATAACCATGTTGACGGCGACAAATGAGGCCCACTCGAATGACTTCTTTGCACGGAAGGACATACATGGGGGTTACTTTGCACGTACGTTCATCATCGCAGAGAATAAGCGGAATCGAGCTAACTCACTACTCGTTCCATTAATTAATCCGCCGAAGTATGCTGAACTGACGGATTACTTAAAGGAATTGAGTAATCTGACGGGTCCATTTCAGGCGTTAGCAAGTCGAACTGAAGGAGGCGATTTCAAGATTCCTCATGTGGAGAAGGAATCAGGAGAAACTAATTATTTTACGCCAGCCGGTCTGATGTACCAGCAATGGTATGAAGGTTTCATCGATCAGATGCAGGCGCAAGACACCAAAGATGAAACTGGTACATTGAATCGATTTGGTGATTCTGTTCTAAAGGTAGCCATGTTGTTATCTCTCGCTAGACAACCCAATCTCGTGATAGATGAAGAGGCTATGGAATTAGCCGTTGTCTATTGTGAGAAACTAGTGGGTAACGTGCGTGAGATGACTCATGGAAAGAAGGGATTATCAGAAGCTAAGAACATCAAGAGTCTGATAATGAATGAACTGCTCAGTCGTGACACGCATCAGATCAGTCGAGCGATGATGTTAAAGCGAATGTGGGCACATTACAAGGATGCAAATGAAATCGATGAAATCATGATGTCATTCGATCAGGCAGGCATGATTAAAACGGAAACCATGGGAAATCAGATCATCTATGTAATGCCAGACAATATGGTAAATGAACTGAAGAAGCTATACGCGGGAAAACAGAAATGAGAGGTCCACATCATGAGTGAACAGACCCCGACATTGATACCGCGCACTATCTCAGACCTGATTGATTGTGGAGCGGAAGAATCGATGCTAGTTTATGAACAATCTAACGTGCATCAGGTGTGTGCCTTCCTCACCGCACGGTGCGAGGCACTGGAGAAGGACGCTAAACGTCGCGCCGATGTTGATGCTGGACTTGCCTACCAGACCCTTCGCGCATGGGAAGAGAAGTGCGAGGCGTTAGCTAAAGAAAATGAAGAACTCAAGGGAAGGATTGCTAACGCATTACTATGACTCCGGTATTTGAAGTTTCGTTGAAGCCGAAAGATCCGAAGGCATCAGTGGAGCGAATCGTGGTGCGTGTTTATGATCCAGAGAACATCGATACTCACGAGAAATGCGTGGATTTCGTTACTACCCAATTTCCGTTCTATACGGTCGAAGCCGTAATGAGAGGATATCGGGAATGATCATCCCACTACCAACTTATACCATCGAAAAACCAGAACCTATACAACTACCCAAAACAGACAACGACTACGTTAGATGGTTTATGAACGTACCTCCGTGGAAATGCGTGTGTGGATTGACGAATCATGGTCGTAATGAGAGATGTGCAGATTGGCGTTGTCGATTGGAGAGATCAAAATGAACGGTAAAGTGACGCGTGTAATGAGTGATAAGGGCTACGGATTTATTAAGGGTGATGATGGAACAGAATATTTCTTCCATCGTCAGGACTTGCAGGATGGTAGCTTCGATGAGATGTGCATGGATGCGGAGAGAGGACAGCCAATACTCGTAGTATTTGAATCTGTCCCCTCACCAAAGGGTCCACGCGCCGGTCTAGTCAATATCTTAGAGGACTAGAAATCGGGAATATCAGCAGCCCAATCTCTCTGCATGGGATCACCACCCTGTAGGATCCAATCGTTCTCAGTTGGAACGAGTTTACCTACAGATTCACCCTTGTCATAGGTCTGACTGCCCATCCCTGTTGCTATTGGTGCGATTAATGGTAACAGGGATGGATCTTCCTTAGCTAATTCCAATACGTCCTGAACAATCAATGGCACGAATAATTGGGCAGTACGATCAGCTACGTGGAAGGGCTGATACTGTGATGCAGCCATTAGATCCCATCCGAATTTCATCACAGGAGTGAGCTTATTCACCATGAATCGTTCGGCTATATCCTTCCTCGTATCAGCATGGAATCCGACACCTAATTCAGTGTCACGTTGAGTAGCTGAACTGGTAGTTCTACCACTGATCAGACGACTCAGAGCTACGAGATACTGTTGGAATCCGCCAGCCGGATCGAGGCGCGTGTTGTTAATACGCATCTTACCGAAGTCAGCACTATTAGGATCCATACTGACATCGACATCTGCAATACCAGCCTGACCTGCCATGTAGCCTAATCCACTTACAGTACCCCATGCACCTGCTACTGCTAGGGCTGATTTCAGATATTGCTTACGTACGAAAGGACTAGCCATCATATAGGTGGCAGGATTGAGCATTCGCATACGTGATGCGAACAATCTAGGTGCAAATAACACATCCGTTAACAGCTGTGCATTCCGCTCAAAATTCGATTCTACGATGTGTAATCTACCACCTTCCACTGATGGACGAGCCATCTTAAGTGGTCCCTTACCAGTAGCTGTATTGACGTAATCAGCTATTTCCTTAGCGAATGTAAGATCCTCAAATGGATTCTTAGCACCTTTAGTTCCTCCCTTGAAATCTCTCTCAGCATCTTTCAACAGAGCTTCAAATGTATCGGCTCGGAGTTGATTTAGGAAGGCCGTATATGCCCTATTGGTAGCACGCGCGTATCGACCAATAGTAGCCTTATATCCCTTCTGAGCTATGCCGTGACCTAGCATCTCACCAGTTTCAAGCCAATTAGATGCTACAGCTTCTTCTCTTCCACCAAGTCCACTACTTACATCAGATAACTTGATTCCAGCTTGTTCAGCAAATGACTTAGTTTTCTTACCAAATGTTCGAGAGTTAGGATCTAAGTCAATACGACTTTGGAATATCGGCCTTTTCTTTAGTTCTGCAAGACTAGCTTGATACGCCTTTTCAGAGCCTAATGATGTGACCTGTTGCTTCCATGATTTCCACCATTCCTTACGGAAAATGAGTGGTAATCCTTGTCTCATAGGAGCAGATAGATCACCCGTTGTAGTAGCACCGCGTGTGAAGTTTATAGCCTCACGTACTACTGATAACGGTTTCTCGGGCGTATCTGCTGGTCCGATGATTGGGCCTTTACTTCCTGATTGGGCGAAGGAAGCAGTTCTTTCTCCATCATATCCACCATCATTAGCATCTCCTCCTTGTCCTGGGTCTTCAAGGACATAGCTGCTTCCCGATCGCTTGAGAAGATCGACTGTAGTGTCTCCGCGCCTTCTTGATTCAAGATATTCCCGTAGTAAGTCCTGAACTTCTGGAGCATACTTTCCATCTGGTCCGGTGAGAGCTGTGAGAAAGGCTTGTTTGGCACTTAACTGATCCTCCAAATCCCATCGTGTATAAACTTCAGCAAGACTCCACGTAAATCCAGCACCTTCATTACGTGAAATATTGTGATTGAATTCATGTCCAATAATATGGACTAATCTCTGAGCTACTCGATTAGGATTATCTGGATGTTCTGCGATAGAACCCATCAGATTCACTAATAGAGCATTATCCCTACTACTAGAAGGATTAGGTAGATTTACTCCACCACTACCGGCATCTCCAGATATAAATCCGAATTTTGATGTTTTTCCGCCTACTTGTTCAGTTGGAAATAGTGCATTTAATTTGTCCAATATGGACTTCATTACACTAGCAGCAGCCTGAACGTGCCTACTACCATTGAGATGTGCTAATTCATCAGGTGTGTAGCGATCACCTGAATCATGAACTACGAATGGTAGAGGTTGTCCAGTTTTAGGATCTGGAGCAGGCTGTAATCCATCATATGCACCTTGAAGATCTTGTCGGGCATTATCTGCCGCCTTCTTCATTATATCTTTATTTATTGCTCTTACTATTTCAGCTTTGAACTCATCTTTCATGTGTTCTCTAGTTGGTGCAGTTAATGGATATCTTTGTGCATCATTAGCTGGAACATTAGGTTCAATATTTACTATGACATGATTTGGGATTTTTCCAGTATCTCCGTAGACAGTTTCAATACCCTGAAACATACCCCTATTATTAATAACTACAACAGTGCTACTTGCTTTACCCCATCTTGCATTATCTGGAATAGTGATAGTATAATCACCTCCGGGAGCAGTACCCTGAGATACTAGTTGACCATTTGGCACTGCTCGTACTGGAACATGTGCATTCAGATTAAGATGCTGATAGTTTGGACCCTTAAATTTATTACTGGTTAAGCTAACTTCAACAGGAGTAGCTGAGTATTCAGAGAAAGCCTGAAGATAATCTTTAGCAGCATCTAGATTACCCACTTTCTTATCGTAAATAGTTACCGATGTGCCAGTTTGAGCATCATTTGGCATTCGTGTTTTATTAATTTTAACAGGATCGACTGGATTTCCATGAACATCTTCACCGATCATGGCATCAGGTGTACCTTCTAACTCATATTTCCAAACACTTCCATCTGGTTCTTTAGTTACTGTTTCAACATAAAATGCATCGGTACCTAATAGATAAGTAGCCTTACCTACACCCATTTCACCAATAGATTTACGACCAGATGCAGCACCAACACCACGTTTACCAGATCCGGTTAACTTAGTATACTCATTTCTGAGCATATCCAGTGGTAAACCTGGACCCTGATCAGTAACTGTAAGACTTGGCCCTTTACCAGTTGTATCGTAATTTATATGAACACTAACTTTACCACCTGTTACAGTAGCATCGATAGCATTCTGAAGTAATTCCTTATTGGCTACACGCGCGCCTACATTTGCGTATTGACCTTGCATATTACGCAACATCTGAACACGATCGCCTAATTCCATTCGTACAAATTCATCATCACTCTTACCTGACCAACGTGACATAAATGATGGTTCAGATCCACCCCGTTCAAAGAGATCAAACTGCTTATTTACCAGATTCATTACACGTTCTGGAGTAGCTCTATTTAGGTCAATGGGTTCCCAGAATGTCGTACCATCAGGAAATCGTCCATCGATGAATACGTCTGTCATCCCTTCAGTCTGCATTGCATATATTGCAGCATCGGCCTGCTCATATGTAATACGACCATGAGTTTCAATACCAGCTCCTGAGAATCTAACAACACCAGATCTCAGTGCTTCCTCAAGATTTGAACCTACTGCTTCTGCTGATCGAGCATGAACAGCACCCGGATGTATACCTTCTAATAGTGTTCCATCTGGTAAAATGAAACGTGCCAAACGGGTATTTTGGGTGGGTTTCAATCCTTTACGAAATAGATCAATTACACGCGGATTTCCGTGTTCAGGTCGTTCCATTATGGAGGCTTGAGTCCTATCAGGTAATTCTTCCTCACCTGTAGGTCGCTCCATAGATGCTAATCCACGAGTAGGTCCGTACTCATCAAATTCAGTCAATTCCTGATGCAGTTGATTATATCTATCTATCTTTTCAGGAGATAATACTGGACCTTCAGCACCCGGTTTTTCTTCAAATAGAAGAACTTCTTGTTCAAAATTCAGATCGTTCAGTTCTCTTCTTTTTTCAGCAATTTCGGGGGGATCACTCTCTTTAGGTTCCCATATTTCTGGTTCGAGATATTTATCTCCTCTAATTGCATAATCTAATTGAGCCATTTCTACGCCTTTTTTGACAGGATCCTCTGCACTAGGATTAAGTGGATCCTTACCAGTTTTCATAATTATTTCAGTATTTCTCTTACTATTAGCTAATTGCAGATCCTCCAAATTAGTATGGTCCTGCCATCTAACTCCTAATATTTCAGCATGATTAATAGCTTCTTGCCACTGGTCCTCAAATGATTTATTCTTATCGAATCCAGATCCCGGTACGTTAGGATCACTCATCATTGAGGCTTCAGTTCTATCAGTTGAACCAATATCCTGAAGTCGTGTTTGTGCGTGTATATCAAGTGGAGGATGAATAGGTGTTACTTCACCCGTATCTAAATTGATTGTACGATCAGGTTCATTTTTTGGTCTTCCTAAGAATGATGCATCGTGCATCTCTTCATTCGGAGCAGCTAAAGAGTTAGACTCACGTTCGGGAACTCTTCCGGTATCTCTAAATACACTACTTCCATCCTGAGTAACTGACACAAATTCGATACCCTGTTCCTTAAATTTCTGGAACAAGGCTGCCGACATTTGCTGTCTGGGAATGATTATAGGATCTTCATGGTAATATGAAAAACTATTACCTACAGCTGCAATTTCAGTTCCCGTGCTTGCCGTAGGTGGTGCATTAGGCGCAGCTACAGTAGGAGTAGGAGGTGGACCACCGGGCCTAACCATCTGAAAACTACCATCAGTAGCTACGTTACTAGGTACATAGCCTTGTTTCCTGAATGATTCTACCTGACCTGTATCTGCTGGATTAACTGTAATTACATGATCTCCCGGTTTAGCCGGTGTGAGAGTCATGGTAGGAGGTGCGTATTTATCTGCTGGTGGCGGAGTCGCAGCGGGAACACGCGGAAGTATACCAGTAGCCCCACCATTAGGTGGAGGGGGAGGAGGAGGTACATTAAGATCAGTAGTTGTCTTACCTGCACCAGCCTCTATAGCCTGTAATCCACGCGCGCGTCTCATCGCAGGATGACTACCAAATACACCACCAGTTACAGCACCGAATGCAGCGCCTCCTGCACTTGCTTTGAGAAATTCACTTAAATCAGGTGATTCTCCAGTTTCAGCCCATGATGATGGAATTGATCCGATTCCACCTAATACAGCACCTTCTGCCGCGCCTCTGATGGGTGCGCGTAGTGCGTGTTTAGTTAATTCCTTAACTCCTGCACCTACACCCGGAGTCTCTCCCATAATAGGAACAGCTCCGAGGATACCTTGTGTAGTTATTTCCCAAGGATTAATATTATCCCGTCTTCCCATCCATTTATCGAATGCTTCACCGGCAGTTTCACCGATTGCAGCACCGGCAGCACCACCTATCGCAGTACCAGCAGTAGTTCCAGCAAATGGAACAATAGATCCTGCTGTACCACCTAGAATAGCACCAGCTACACCCGGAACAATTCTCAATCCTTGAGAGGTAATTGCTTCAGGCCATGATCTTTCTTCTGGTTTAGCAACTTCATGTTGATCAGGAAGTTGATCTAAAACAGCTTTTAATTTCTTCTTCTTTTCTTCTTCAGGATCTACCTGATCTGGAAGCCAAGAAAGATCATCTAAAGTTTTCTTTTGGGGAGGCATTTATGGTACCAATCCTGACTCGATTAAAGCATCAATATTGGCGTCAGTTACAGGTTTTGGTGGTACTGAATTTCGTAGAATATCAGCAGCTCTAATTCTTTGCATCTGCTGAACTTTAGTTCCTAATGGCTTACTACCCATTACAGGTGAATCATAGTCACTCTGAGGTAATCCGGGGCCAACATCAGGTCCGAATTTACTCCTATTAGCTGCACGTGCGCGTTGAGCAGATATATCATCAACTCGATTTGGTGCAGCCTCTGGAGTAACAGTAGGCCCAAGACCTGTAGTTTTAGCAGGAGTAGGTGGAGGAGTGGCGACCTTAGCAGATGGACTTAATCCAGTAGGTAAATCAACTCCATAAATTGCCTTATATGCATTAGCATACTTTGCCTGCTTTTCAGGAGTTATACTACTAAACCATCCCGGCTTAGGAGGAGTCATAGTGAAGTCATTAGATCCAGTTATTTTAATGAATTCACCTAATTCAGAATCACCAGCAAGTAGTTGATGGGCGATGTTAGCCTGTCTAATATGTGTTGCTTGAGGAGTTTCTCCACTAGGTGAACCAGCACCATTATTAGCAGATCTACCTGCATATCCACCCGGTGTGGCCTCTTTAACTTCTACTGCTCCCTCAGTCCGTTTGCCGATTTCAGCCATCGTATTCTGATGCTTCAATCTGGCTAATTCCATTGGAGAAAAGTCGGTATTAACCATACCAGTATCGAAACTGGTTCCATCCTCGTAGGTTCCATATAGTTTATTTCCTACTTCATAGTATTTAACTCCATGCTGTTTTTCTGCAAGAAGTTCATTCTTTTTATCTGCAATACGAGCCAGATCTTCATTCCGTTTGCGAGTAGTTTCGTTGCGTTCAGAAGCGATTCGTTCAGTGGATGCCATTCTATCAGCAGCGACTTCAGCCGATAGAACATTTCCACGTAATGCGCGTTCGTTCGCATTAGTCTGACGTTCAATTGATGCCGCCTGATAAGCTGGTCCCGTCTGAGTCGTCCACTCGTCTTTCTTACGTTCCCACGGCTCATTCATTACTGTCTGTGCATCTTGTAATCCACCTTTACCCATGCCAATACCTGCGGCTACGAGTGTACGTCCCAGTGATGGACGTTCTCTCTGAGGTGGATTACTGACAAGACTATTCAGTCTATCAGTAGCCTGATGTTCTGGCTGATAGTCATCTAACCACTTTTTGTATCTGTCAGCAGGCTCATCTCCTACACTCGATGATATCCGTGAATCAATTCCACCAATATCGTTTCGTACAAAACTAGGATCTTCATCCGGTATGTTGGGAACACCAACCGAATATGGATCATCTTGAGTTTGTGGAGGAGGAATCGCACCTAATGACATTACAGCAGAGTCATCATCAGCGTATGCCGTTCCAATACGCCGTGCGCGTTCATTTTCACGTAGTTTGTTGATCTGAGAAGTTGCCATGATTAGCCCCAGCCATTCACATCCGACGGCTCGTATGACCGACCATCACCACCGTACTTTTGCTTCTGTCTCTGACCAAAATAGTCAAGGAATGGATATGCAGCACTTGCTACTGTGCTACCTACTCTATTTACTCTGTTCATAGTGGTGTCAAATTGACCGGGTAAGTCTTGAGCACTTCTCTCATTTTGCATTAAATTCGAGCCAAAATTACCACCTGAATTCACTGCATCAATAGCCTGATTACCGAATGTACTAGCCATACCCGGAGTAGTTCCATATAGTGAATTCATCCCCTGTAAGGCATTCAATCTAGCATTCTGATTCTGAGCACCTTCTTGGAATTGCATACTAGCATTGAATTTACCAGCATCAAGTTGTGCATTCAGACGCTGATCTCCAATACCTTTCATTCCACTGATGCCAAATTGACGGCCTTGATTACGCATTTGGGCCAAATTAGCTTCTACATTGGTAGATGCATCAGCGGCTGATTGACCCTGTTCACGAGCCATTTTAGCCAATACAGCAGTGGCATTCGGTGAATATCCACCTTGTAATGATCTCTGCCTACTGACTTCTCTACCAGCATTAGCATATGCGGCTCTGACTGGTGCGATACCACGCGCCCGCATATTCGACATATCATCGGCGGAATAGCCACCAGTATTAGAGAAGTCCTGATACTTACCATATGCTTCACCATATGGATCATCATAACTTACTCTTCCACCTGATACGCCGCCACCGCCACCAGCTAAATCATTGTACTTACTCATGATATTACCATAGTCCTGAAAAGCCTGTTGGCTCCCACGACCATAGTTATATCCAGCCTGATTAGCTACTGGTCCCTGTTGCTGCTCGAATCTCTGTTGCTGATATTGAGATTGATTCTGAAGACGACCACGCGGGTCAGATCCTGACCTACCAGCATTAGGACCATAACCACTAGAGGGTGCAAGACCTGCCATAAATCCTCCTATGCCGGTGTGTCAATACCGCCTAAAGCGTTCCAAAGAGTGGTGATTTGTGACTCTAATTCGGGGTCAGTAGCCGTACAAGTTGATACTTTAGTTGCCTCATCATAGGTGGTAGTAGCAATGATATTCACACCCATTACGACTTGTGGCCCTGCCTGTTGAGCCGCGTATGGAGGATTCTGAACCACCCTCTGTGCATATGCTGCACGAGCCTGATGATAGCCAGTCTCACCGGGTTCACTTAAGACACCAGTTGCTACACGCGCTAACATTGCCTGAACACGCTCCATGAATCCACCCGGAGCCGTGTCGCGTGTGAGTCCCATTTGTTTTACTGAAACTTCTACAGCCATTATTTCTCCGTTTTCTTGAGTTCTTCAGTTAAGAACCGATTTTGTTCTTGTAACTTTCTAACTTCGGCCTCTAACTTAAATTGCATGACAGACCGTTCACCGATGATCTGATACAATTCTTCAAGTGTAACTTGTATTCCCTGCGGCGGCTGGTCTGCCATTACTTCTCCTTAGATAATTTCTTGATTTTAAGTGCTATCTCCTGAATTGCATCAACAATCAGAGGAATCATTTCGACGTAATCAATCCTCAATAATCCGTCTGGTGTCAACTTGGTCGGCATCAGAGTATTATGTACCAATTCAGGAACTATAGGCAGTATATCCTGTGCTTTGAATCCGAAATGAACATCAGGATCTGCCGGATGATCTGTAATCTGACGGAATCGATATGATCCGGGAATCATCTGTCGAATCTTCTCAAGACTACCCGTAATCGGGGTAAAATCACGTTTGACACGCGCGTCTGATACTAAGGAAATATTACCTATATTGAAGGTATCAACCCACAATTGCATATTTCCATTCCACCACATATTAAATAGATTTCCCGGTGTAGGAGCATCAATTCCAGCTTTACATTGATATCCTTTACAACCTATAACATCAGTAGCTGTAATATATCCAGTTACTACGGCATTTGAACCAGACCATAATCCACCTGCGGCATAAAGACCTGCATTACTGAATAATCCATATGTTGAATGACCAGATAAATAGAATGAATATTGTACTGCACCAGTTGAAATATTACCCGGATACATGAAACCTTTAGAGGCTAGATTTCCAGATACTTCTGTATGACCTGCACGACTAATTGAGAATACGTTTACAAGAGCTACACCAGCATCGTTTTGTGTTTGAATATATAATTGTTGTCCGACATTAATTAAAGAGAATTGTTTAGCATTTGCAGCTTCAGCAGTATCAATTATAGTTATGTAGGGTGTAGCATATGCAACGGTTAATGCACCCTGAATACGTTGTGGTAGAGTGAATACGTTAGATACGTCAGTCCACGCATTATTGACTAGAGGATCTGTTCCACCCGGACGATGTGTAGGTGCGTGTAATGCAGCAGTTCCTGATGGTCCCGTGGCTCCTGTTGGTCCCTGTGGACCCTGAATACCTTGTGGGCCTTGAGATCCTGTAGCACCAGTAGCACCAGTGGCTCCAGTATCTCCCTTATCACCCTTAATACCTTGAATACCTTGTGGACCTGTTAATCCTATTGGACCCTGTGGACCAGTAGCACCAGTATCACCTTTTACGCCTTGCGGACCTTGCGGGCCAGTAAGACCAATTGGACCCTGTATTCCTTGTGGTCCCTGTGGTCCTACTGGGCCTATATTCTGAGTAGTCCACAGTGGAACCCACTCAGTTTCAGCAGGATTAGGAGGTCCGGGCATTATCTCTACTTTCAGCAGTCAGCCAATCCAACGTATCTAATGCATTACGTGATGGAGTACCAGTTTGCCACGGAACTTGAGCAATATAGTTGTACAGAATATCGAATTCATGTACTGTAATTTGCATTGCTTTCGGTCCATCTTTCTTCAGTTGTCTCTCAGGCTCTCCATTCACCATCTTCTTGCCACATGGCTTTAATTCACTGACAGTCTCTAATTTCTCAAATAGAGCTACTTCAAGTCGTAAGACATTCATTCCCTTGGTCTGTTGCATACTACCACCAAGAACGAATCCTACGAAACAGAATTCAAAATGTCTCTTACCCTTTTCATCATCGAAATTCAGAATCATAACTTCTCACAATAGAAGATATCGACGAATGGCGGTAAACTACTTGCAGCAGCAACATTACCACTCACATTTACAGGTCCACTATTTGGAATGGTAGCATTTCCACTAAATGTATGACTGTGATCTCCAGTACTAGCTGTATTACCACTGAAATTTACCGAGAAATCATGAGTATGTGGACCTCGTGCCATAGCACCACTTGAACCCGCATCCACATTCATATTTCCCTCTTTGTTCTGATCAGTTCCACCAGCTACGTTACCACTGAATGAATGTAAGTGATTTCCAGCAGTACTAGTTGAACCAGTTGTAGTTATCGTACCGCCATGATTGTGACTATCGGCTGTTAATCCACTAGCTCCATGTGAATGGGTAGCAGCACCACCACTTACACCAATTACAGGACCGCTACGAAGAAATAATCCATCCCATGATGTGACACGCGCCCATCCCACTGGACAAGGACGATAACTGATCATAATCAACCCAGCAGGAATAACTCCTGATGTGGGTTGCCATGTATTGTCACCACGAAGATATGTATCTACTGTTGGTGTATTGGTTCCAAGTCTGGCAACTGGAACTGTTCCTGTTGCAAGATTAGATGCATTGAGATTCGTGAGAAATGCACCATTTCCAGCAAATCCAGTTGCTATGAAATATCCGTCATTTCTAAAGTTGAATAATTGCTGACTTACACCAGTATCACTCAATGATTCCATGTACATATTGCCATTGGAATAATTGATTAATCTCCAAACTCGCTGATTTACTGGAGATGACGGATCATTAAAGTAGAATATAGCGTTAGTACCAGCTACACCTGAACCGGGAGGTAAAGTTTGTATCGCAGAGAAATTATTATTGATGTTTTTCAGTGCGACGTTACTCGTTAATCGAGCATCAGGTAGTATTCCAGTCGTATCCGTCAGTGGAATCGTTGGAACTACACTAGGTTCACCTACTGTACTTCTAACGTATCCCGTCCCGAGTGTGTTGAGTGCGCGTTCATTCGTTAATTGAGAATGAGGTGCAACTACCCAAAAAGTAGCATCTGCTGTTCCATTTACTGCTACGCCTGTTCCCGGCCAAGGTTCTGGTGGAGTGATAGTACCATCCACCACGCACATGTATAATATGCCGTCTGCTGCTAATACGATATCACCATCATTATATACAGGACCACCTACATAATTTCCTAGGTAGTCTAAATTCATTCCTCCGCCACCACCACTACCACCAGGAGGTACACCGAATGTACGATCTCCACGTAGAAATGTGAGTGGATCGTTAGAATATCCGGCTAAATTTCGTATGTCGATTGGGTCTGCCGCGCCATCACTATGAGTGGGTGCGTGTAATGGCAGACCTAGATTAGCAGGAGGTGGAGGCTCGGAGGGTGTCTGTGGAAATTGATTAGGAGCCGATTCAGCGACAATACTAGTTATATGATCTTGAAAATCACTTAGTCTATTGATAATTTCTTGAATAGTTTGGTAAGTAGCAGAGTCAAGTTTAGTCCTTGACTGAGCTAATATTGTAGTCAGATCGGCGAAACGAGAGTGTTTCTTCCCACCCGGATTATTGAATTTAGAGGGCATTATGACCCCGGATACGAGGATGCGACTTCCTTCATAAATACTACAATTCGATTAATCCTGAATTTCTCTCCTATTATAGACGTTTTCAATTCAAATGATGCACGCTGTTCAGTGAAATTCACTAATCTAGTTGGAATGATTCGATTTGCAGCTTGCAGAGTGAATGGAACTAAAGTCTTAGTTTTAACATTATCAAGTGAACTCACTTGCATCAACAAGTTACCAGTCCCAGTCACACGCACTCGGATTGCAGCGAAATGAGATATGTTTTCGCCTGAAGATCCATCACTTGCAGCCGAACCTTGAGGCATACTATTCTCCTAACAATGCCGTGCGTACAGTTGGATCTGGTATCTTCTTAATTACAGAATAGTATGTGTCATACCATGTAGGTTTAGTTGGATTAATGAAATAGACTCCATCTGTGGATGTGAGAATTAATTTGTCAGTTTCAATTAAAGCAACACCATTCATCAGTTGATCAAATTTCCATTTTGACCATTTGATGTTTTTTGCGTCAAGTCCATCCTCGTAATTTGCATGTAATACGTAATTCCTCAGAGGTGGGGGAAGTACAATCCATATCTTCTTATTCAGTGAGTCATTCACGATCTGCATGGATCTCATTTCATTTCGATTGAATGATCTCCAGAAGTTCTCGATTTTCCACGATAATTCAGGTCGTGAATAGACGCCATTGAACAGCATTAAACCCGATAAATCTGCAATTAACAGATAATCGATGTTTACGCCACCAGAATCAAGGACAGTCGCTATACCATGTATTGGTGCGCCAACTCCTTGATCGATAACCTGTTCTCTCCATGATGCGGGAACATCTTCATTGTCTGAGTAGCCGTAAGTGCGTGTCTTTTTGAACAAATACAGCACATCACGGAACTCTTGACAATGAGTTAGTGGATTTCCATCCAATGGAGCTATGATTAAGCCATCTACCTTCGATATTGCTTCAGGTTCTCCGGGCGCACTTAATCTAGCTACAGACCTGTTATCCACCTGAGGAGGTAAAATTCCTTCTAAGGACTCAGTTGTACCGTATTCACCAACTATGACTAATCGAGAGTGATAGGTGTTGAGATTTACACCAGCAGGAATCTCAGAAAAGTTATCAAGAAGATGAGATGCATCATCTAATAGATCTGCATCATAATATTTGACTAATTTGAATGTATCGAAGTTATTGTCAATATTTCCCTCTGGAATAAAGAAATATTGATAACCCTTCTGATCTCCATTGTAAGAATCAATCCGTTTAGTCGAGATTAAATGCCGTTTCTTGACGTATGATGGTCCAATAGGGATATTGCTGACTTTTATTGATGTTTTAGTATTGATGTATGTTTGTCCACCATAGAATTCAGGTCCGGGTGCAGTCAGATAGCCTGTATCTGTTTCATAGACCACAGCGACCATATGAAATCCCAGATCACTGAATCCTTCTACCTTCGTATTAGTTACCCATAATGCACCCGTAAACGGTTCAGGAATACCACTTGGTGTATAAGGAGGATGAGTTGCATCTCCTAATTCTTCATCTGAGACATTGATGAGTGCGCTTGTTTCTGTATTATTTGGAATAGTTAATACAGTATAATAAATGTATTTAAGTGGATCTGGATCAAATGTTTCAGGGGGAATCCCCTTCGTCATTTGAATTATACGTGGATAGTTTGAAACATTAGGATCTAATGGAATATTATTTAACTGAATCTGTTTGCCAAAAGGTGAACTTACAATTCTAAAACTGTATGCAGGTGGATCAATACCTGTTGTAGATGGACCCGGTAATCCTCCATTGAATGTAACTACGATGGAATGAATACCTTGTGTAACTTTACCGACTTCAATTGATGGATAGGCTAAAAATGGCTTCAACGCATTAGTTGCAGGTACAAGGTTAGGTGGAGTAGTATTAGAAGGAGGAAATCCCGCTGCCTTACGCGCAGGTACATGAGCTGGATTTCCATCATACACGTATACGAACTGATTTTGCATTCCTAGTTCATAATACATTCCTTGAGCGTCAGTGAGTGATTTGATGGGTGTAATGAATGCGCGTCCACCCATAGCAACGAATCCAAAATCTTCCATTCCTGCAATGGCAAGAATCTGAGTTGCTACACCATTTTTAATATGAAAAATTACTCCACCAACATAATGTACAAGTAGAGATTGACCATCAATGGTAACATAGTCATATACTCTGGTGATTGGACCCAGAGAAGCTGCCATGTATATGTCGAGTGGATTTCTCGTCTCAAATCCTGAATCGAAATACTGAATATTATCAGCTAAAGTGAAACAATCACCCGGAGCAGACTCAGGATCACCACGTTCCCATAGTCCGCCGAAACGCTCGATTACGTATGGTTCATGTCCGCGCAGCATGATTAGACCCAGATGAATGTGAGCTTTAACAGACCTGCTACAGCTTGGAAATAAAGACCCTGAAGTTGCCCAATTGTTAGAAAGACAGGATTAGTCTTGTGAAATAACATTGCCTGAAAACCACTAGGAAATGAACCATCTCCAGTTGGATCAGGTTGAGTGCGTAATCCCCAATTGAGAGTATTACCAGCTGGAGGTAGAATTAATACGCCTTTTGGAATTGCGCCAACTGGATCAGCCGGTGGAGTAACTAGAGTAATCACATCTGGTTCTAGAGTAATTACTTCAAACTGCGGAAATGCATTGACGTTCTCAGCACAATCAGCAGTTACATCAAGGAGAACATCTCCTCGATATGTAACATGAATCTTGACATTTGAGGCAGACGCCATTAATAACCACCTTTTTTGAATGCTGATCTAAATGGTCTACGACGGGTCATCATCTGCTGTCTGCCCTTATTGTTGATTCCTTCAACTCGATCTAATGCTCGATCTGCCTGTTCATCGAGAACTTTTGCGCGATTTTCATCTTCGCCGATGAACATTGCACAGAGAGCAGCAGTCTTGAATGTCAAGTATGAACGCGCATTTATGGCACCGATGATTGATTTTTCATCCTGTGCCTGTAAAATTGGCTGGCGAACATACTGAATTTGAATTTCACGCGCAGTCAGAGCACCACGCGGATTGAATTTGATCTTCTGGTTCTCCCAAGCCCAATAAATTAATGCATTATTGGGTGGAAATTCCGGAACAAATTCTCGTCTATCCATCTTAATGAAACCATCTAGAGTTCCGGCTAATCTTTCACCGACACTCTGAATTTCTACTAAGTCGGCAGGAGGAGAGGGGATTTGATTCTCCCCTACTCCTACCTTGATTACCAGTGATGTTTGATTAGTTGCGGTGGCATTGGAGTTCTCCAATTCTTCGCATAATTCATCAATTGCCATATTTAGATACATCACTTGAGCTAAATATGTGTAATCAGTTTTGGCAGGATCATTCATTAACGCTGCCACACGATCCATTACGTCACCAGCCGTTAATGATGTTGTGCTCATGATCTGCCTTAGCTAACTACAAACGCGTAATTACCACCAGTGATTGTGCAAGTAACAGTAGTAGCAGCTGAAATATCGAAATCCTTGTTAGCGTTGTTTGGATCGTTAGTCTTCAACTTAAGCTGCTTGGGATCAGGAACGAATGTTACTTCTGTGACGTTTGGAATCACGGCAGCTGTAACTGTACGACCCGGTCCTACAACTCCTGTTACCGTAACCTGATGTGGCATCGTTTCCTTCCTATCAAATGAAGCTAGTTCCCGCAGGCCAACTAACGTAGGGATTTCCTCCCATAATTTTGATAGTATTATTCTCCCACTTATAACCGGGAGCATACATTTCAAGTGCGGGAGTGCCTAATCCCGGTGACGATGTTCCAATGATTCCATATTCTCCATCAACCATCATCTGATTCTTGATTACTAAGTCAGTTACCAGATACTGTGGTTGATCGAAGCTCAGTGCGCTATTTGGAAGTGTAGGACAATCAAATTCATTACCATCGAATGTAACCTTATCAGGTCCACCAGTAATGAAGATCTGTCGTCCGTTTCCACCCCATTCCCAGCTCATATCATCAATCCTATTGTTCTTAATCAGAACATTATTCATGATTTGAGAAGGATAGTTAGAACCTCTGTCATCTCGTCCAAGCAGATGGAATGCGCCAGCTACATGTTGAATGTGATTGTTTTCAATTCTCAGATTCCTGATTGTAGCCCACGGAGACTGTCCGTATTCATTCCGAACCGTCAGAACGAATGCGTATCCAGTTTGTCCATCTACGAACGAATATTCGAGGACATTGTCAGTAATTTCAATGTCAGTTCCCTGCTTGATTTCAATCAAATTCTTGCAGGTAGCCGGATTGTCTTTCCACTCTAATTTCTTAGTGACTAGACAACCCTTAATCTTGATATTCTTCGGAATAGCAGCTTCAGAGACTGAAGTATCTCCGCCAAAGAGGATATTCTCTCCTGATGCTTCTAACTGACATCCAAGAACTTCCAAATCATCAGTGTAGTTCGTGCCGAGAATAGCCTGCGTATCTTGATCCTTAGCGATGTTGAGGATCTTCGTATTCCGAATACGCATTCCTCTGCAATTCGCAAGAATACCGCGATGCTGTCCTCCGACATTACCATTCAGTGTGCAAGCATCTAACTTGACATTATCAGCTCCAGTCAAGATAGTGTTGCTATTCGCTCCATTGAGTGTCATCCCAATGAAGTGCATATTCGGTATGGCGTAGAAGATTCCGATGAGTGTTGCACGCTTAGAGAACAGTGTGCAAGGCTTAGGAAATGCAGCTTCAATACCACAATCCTGTACGAACTCATCGTGAAGGTGGAACTTAGTTCCTGCCGCGTGATCCTGTATCATTTGCATGATATTATCACCCGGATTGACTTCTACGTAGTCTAACGATGGTGGTGGAATAGGAGCAGGCGTACCTGTACTATCAACCATTTGTTTGGCCGTGGCTATATGGCCTTCTGCTGCTGTCAGTTCAGCAAGTATTTCCTGTTTTGTAGCCATCTTTTACTGATTTGCAAAGGTTAAACCGAGTTCTTTTGCACGTTCCTTGTCAATAATCGCATGACATGACTGACAAATTGGGAACGCAGGATTACGTAACGCACCACACGCGACACAACGAATAAGTTCCGCAGTTTGAAGATCACCCAACCACGGTTTATTCGTGATATTCATCTCACGACATGCCATACGCGCATCATCTGAGATTGAAAGTGGATTTCCATTAGAACGTGACCACAGAATATCCGCGATACGGATTAATTCCATGAACCAACGCTTCTGATTTGCCTGTGCCCTCATCAGTGAAGGCATATGATCCTTTTTCAGTTTGGTAATATCGAATTCACCGGGGACATAGAATAATCCCGGCATCAATTCTGCCATATCACAGGCAAGTAATCCGTTCGAGTAATCACGTACAATTGAATCGGCTACCTGAATTGATGATACAGTGATTTCAAGTAGGGGTTGACCCTCGTCAATTTCACGCCACCAACTACTCGTACCAACCACGAGAATTGATGGTTTCTCAAACGAACCCGGAAGTAATTCAAATACCCCCGGCGAAATCGTGGCTTTACGTTCATTGATATATTTCGGAAGAATTGATACTACAGTAGATTTATCCAGTGGATTCACAGGTGCACGAATAGTACGACGATTAGATGGAACATTCAGTCCGGGAAATTCTCCCACTTGGATTGGCATCAATTCACCTTGTAATTTGGAGGAACAACGATACCCTCGCGATATCTGAGAGCATCGCCTACTTCTGTCTCGTTACCGAACAGTTCCTCTTGCAATTCGGTAATACGCTGCTCCCGACCTTCAGGAGTAGTTTGTTTCTCGTCCTCTACGTATTTCGCCATATTACTCTTACCAAGTGCAGCATACATAGTATCAATAATGAACTTAGCTGCACTCCAGAGAGGAGGAAGAGGATTACGGTTCTCATCAGCAAACGCCCAAAGAGGCTCATACGATGTCTTCACGCCTAGTTCACGCTGATATTCTTCAGGAACTACGACAAGACGTTCAAGGACATATAAATCCTTGAGATATGAGTACTTTTTTATTTCTACAACTTCTGGAAATAAAAGTTCAATACCAGCTTCAGTAACATCTACTCGTCGTTTCTCTAACTGTTCATTAGCCCATACGATACGAAATATGGGTCTATCTGATGCTACATCAAGCCCGTAATAATCGATAAGACGTTGATTGATCGTTTCTACTGATTCCATGATATACGCGTGCGCGTGTACAGTATGCGCGCCCCACTCTTATTGGCTTACACGCCCGAGTTAATCAGCCACTTACCGAGTGATTTCACAAACACAAGGAACACAGCACGATTCTGTGCTGCGGCAATACCTACCAAGATGTTACCCGAGGTTCCAAGTGTAACAGCACCATCCGTAGGAACCAAAACGAGGAACTGACCATGACTAGTTCCAAGTCCCGGAATGATAGTGTTAATCTGTGTAGTTCCACTAACTTTCACGATATCAGCTTTCGCTGTAATAGTGGCTGCTGAAGCTACAGACTGTTCAACAAGTTTACTAACTGATCCTGGGATCATTCTCTCCTCCATCCACCATGAGAATGAGTGAGTGTCAGCTCGCGGGTCATAGCATCCTATCTCTTAATAAATCTCGCCAGAATTAGCAAGCATATAATCAAAATGATAGGCATAAACGAGCTGACACCCATAGTTATCCTACTGGCACATATTTCTGTGTAGAAGGATTGTACACTAACAACATCACCTGACCAGCAACTGATGCAGTAGTAGTCAAAACACCACCAACACCCGCAGTAGCTGCCACACCACCAGTTCCAGCGAACTGAAGTGCGAGCATATGCGCGTGAGGAACAGGAGGTGTAATTGTACCCACTGCGACGTTACCAGTCAGTACAGTGAAGAATGAAGTAGGTGCAATTACCGCAGCACTTGCTAACGTAACAGGTGCTACGAAATTGACCGGATTCAACTGTGCCCAATCGGATGCAGGGATAGGCATTGTTCTAGTACCCCACTGGGACAGCTAAGTTATCGATATAGCTACATGCAGCGGGATTAGACACGTATGTCTGCATACCCACAACCATGTAGAAGATTTCAGCAGTAGCTACGCCACCAGACGGTCCACGAATCTCGAAGATCTTACGACCATCAGTAGTGTAGAATCCGATTGGGAGAATTTCTGCACGTCCCCAAACTTCATCTACGATGAAATCGATACGAGTCTTATCCCACGAATACGATGGTGAAATAGCAGCACCAGCAAGCTGCATATTGCCACCACTGAAATACATATTCAGCCCTTCTTCCTTGGCTGCCTTCTGTATCGTGGAAACTAACTGACCGATTTCCTCATACGCCTGCTGTTGACAGGGATGCGTCCATGCACGAGGATTGAACGAGTTGTCAATACCAACTCGATTTCCAATCTTGTTAATGGCAAGACGTGGAAGAGGGAGGGTAAGTCCCACACCAGCAGCATTAACACGATTTGCACGGATTTCAGGAGTCGTGCTACGGCTGAATCCTAACCAATTTCCAGACGACGAATTGGAGTGATGGTAAGGAACGCCGAACAGACCCGGTAATGAGGCAGGAGAAGTGATACCATTGGTAACGATCTTATCTGTACCAGTGACACCAGCAATCTGAGGAGTGACAGTGATTGTCTTGTTCTCAACATCATAGCCTGTAATCTTACCAGAACCACGATTGATTGCAAGAGCAGCATCCCACACCTGAACAGTCTGATCATAACGCATTAAGCGCACACCGAAACCATCGGTAGTGCAGCTAATGACGTTAGAACCACCAGCAGGAGTATCAGTAGTGACAACGCCAATGACGCCATCACCAGACTGCATCATCTGAGAATCAAGCTGACGCCTGAATTCATCTAATGCAGTAGCAGTCAGTCTGCGAACTGAATTGATGATGGCCTTACGTGCATCATCAGTAGCCCACTGACTTAACTTGGTGTATTCAATGTTCTCTGAGAGGAACACTGAATTAAGTACGGCCTTATCGAATGTCGGCCCACCGCCTCGTCCCAGATCTCCACCATCGGGGTTGAAATACTGGAATGAACCACCGGGACGCAATTCAAGAGGCACACGCATCTGACGATGAGAAATCTTCTCAACATCGCGCTTCTTGATGTTTGAGTAGAACTTATCGTCGCGCTCAAACAGAACTCGAACTTTATCAATTACCTTTTCGAGTTCAGTTGCAGCGACTTGTGCTTCTACAACTGCCATTAGTAATCCCCAATCAGTCCTCCTATGAATTTAAGAAATCCAAGGTGGACATACCGCGTGGAATATCTTTACCTGATTTGATTTTTCCACTGGACGATTGGGTCGTGGAACGACCGGGCGTAATTGGACTCTTCTTAGGAGTCGATGTTTCTTCCGTATCACTATCACTACTTGCACGACGACCTAATCCCCTCAAAGCATCGTTTCGGGCCTTTTTTATAACTGAAGGCAACAGTGTTTTAGCTTTGGAGAGATAGGCTGACTTGATCTTATCCGTATCGCTCTTGTTGAAATTTGAGCTGAATGCACGTTCCCAGAGTTTATCGAGTAACCCACGGAAGCGCGTATCTTTGGAGATAAGATCTTCTAACTTTTCAAATGCCTCTTTCGTTGCGTGATTTCTCACGTAATCAGTCATCGTCTTGTTGGGATCGATATGCTGATCAATCGTTGATTTTAGAACATTGTCTGCGCGCGTCTGAAGATCCTCTCGTGTTGACTCAAACTGAGTCATTACACGCTGACGATCTTGCTGCTGAAATTCTTGTTCCCTATTCTGCTCTTCCGGCCTACTCTGCTTACTGAGTGGCTGATGCGGCTGAAAATTCTGTGAACCAAAGACGAATTGATTCAGAATATTAGCTGCCGCCTGTAATGGTGCGCCCTGTTCTCCGAGAGAACGTGCCTCACGTACCATTGTAACGATGGTATCTTTTACAACACCACCCAATACGTGATAATATGCCTGTTGATCAACTTTTCGGAGTGTTGGAAGATAATTGTCGGCAATTTTTAAGAATGCTTCGTTGTTTTCCGACTTTGCCGCCTGTAGAATCGTCGTAATGTCTCCTGACATTACCTGACGTTCTATATTATCCATCACTCCGGCTTTTTCAACGGCTAATTTCGCATCATTGATGGTAGGAAATACTTCCGTGAACTGTTGCTCACGATAATATGCCTTCTCAAGATACGGAAAATCCTTGAACAGCTTCGGATACTTCGCAAGAATTTCCTTCCTGCGAACTGGAGTCATTAACTCCAGATCTTCTTCTGATGGTCCCTTTAATTCTTCTTCAATTTCCTTTAATTCGTCAACTTCCTCTTCTTCCGTCTCAACTTCACCTTCCTCTTCACCTTCCTCTTTAGTTTTTTCAGGAGTCTTAGAGAGATCCAAGACTTCATCAGAGGTTTCTTCATTTAACAGTTCAAATGTGTCAAGATTTTCATCAGCAGTTGTCGTACCACCACCAGAATCTGATTCCGGTGCATACAAATTATTGAATAGTTGGCGCATTCTGTCCTACTCCCATTTGAACTCCTGCATTGGGCTGAGGAGATTTCGGATTATTTGCTCCATCTCCGGTTGGAGGAGGCATTACAGCCATTTGTGCCTGCATCTGATCCATCTGTTGTTCCATCATCTTCTGTTTATCCATATCCAGATGCATCTTCATATGGAGTAGAACATTCTCGTAGCCTGCTGGATTCTCTAACTTACAAAGTCTACCAGCATCACTCACTAACCATCTACGACAGATATCGGATTCGAGTGGATGATTGTCCACATCGTATTCCGGCATAATACTAGGCATATTCTGGGGTTGAGGAGACGGTCCACCCATCATCTGTGCCTGTTGCATTGCCATAGGATCAGGCGGCATCTGAATAGGTTCGCTATTAGTCAACAGTTGAATTTCTTCATACTGTTTTTGTCTATCATCCTCACCCGGAATAACGTAATCATTCAGTCCAATGGACTGTTTAATATATGGCATGTTTTCAGCAGTCGTCAAGGATGCCGTGATCGTGTCATTGTTCATCTTGAACAACTCCATGATAGCATCTTTCTGCTGATTCCATGTCATTGGAAGATTTTCGTTAGCTTCCAGCTCAACACTACCGATTTTACCTTCAAGTTCAGAACGACGAATGAAAACATTGACGAAATTTCCGAATTCGTCCTTCTTAACTTGCTTCTCATCATCTTTCATTTCCTTGATGAAGAGGGGGATAGCCTTACCATTGACGTTTTTCCACCACATCAGGAGCATTTTCCATGTGCTCTGTAATCTTTGAAGTGCCTGAGCACGGCTCATACTGTATTCACTCGCAGTACGTGAGCCTGACATCTGACCACCGAATAAAGATGGCAGAGCACCGGATACCATCTGTCCAATTTCCTGAACTTTCTGGGCAAATGGTAATACTTCCTGACTTAAAGTGGCTGTTTTAACTTCGTAGAATGCATCTCCCATCGCTTTTCCACTCTTTGGACTAGCGGGGAAGATTCCACCGACGAGAGCCTCTGATTCGCGATACGCCTTGAAGTTAAGAACCTTGGGATCAGCGAACGTCTGAGGAATTCCATGCTCAATTGTTTGAACAACGAGCGAAATAATATCGTTAGTGATATCCTGTACCGAAGTGAGAAGTAGACCAATTGGATCGAAATGAATATAATCTGAAAGGGGATTATAAGTAAGTGTCCAACTATCATCAAGAGGTTCGTTACACGCGTCCGCAACGAAATCATTGACAACCACCACTTTTACGCCGTCAGGAAATTCTTTGTGTAACGAGTCTGATTCGTCTTCACTTAGAATATTAAATATTGCAGGTCGTAACCATGCATTACGAACCGTCGCATTGTTTATCGGATGCTCCCCGCGGTATTGAGGAGAAGTTCTTCCCCACTGTTCGTAGAGGTCGTAGGTTGATTTTCCTGCGACGAGTTTTTCTCGGAGTTCGGGGTATTGCTCAAGTACATTTGCATAATGCGTTTCATAGGAATATATAAGATAATTGCAATCAGACTGATTTCTAGCCCATACCGGAACTTTGACGAAAAGACCACCGTATACCTCCATGCACACGCGCGACTTCGGCTTCGACGTAACACCGACTAATCTAGTTACGGTTAATGATTCCTGTGATTTTACAGGAACAACCATCTGTCCACAACTAGGACATTCCTGTGGTCCCTCTGGTAAGAATTCATCTGTTACCTCCTCTTGTGGAGGCATCATTCCCTGATCTGGACCCATCATCATGGACGGATCCATCTGTTGCATCATAGGATCAGTCATCGGAGGAGTGAGTGTATCACTCATCTGTGCCTGACAATATGGGCAATTAGTAATGTCGTGAGATTCTAATTCTTCCTTGTATTCGTTTTCCTTGTATGTTCCGTATTCTTCATCTTCCTTAGCGTATGTATAACACGCCGTCATTCCCTCAGTTACGAAAACAAATAATGCATGTAACCAGAGAAGAGGTGCGTCATTGTGCTTAAAGATAAGTGAAGCAATCTTATTACCTGCCTTAGCTGTACTAACATCCAAGGGGTTATCCGCGTCATCAGGATAACAAGTAATAGGAGGAACAGTAACGCTGAGAGCAGCGATAATAGATTCAAGATATGCGCGATAGACGTTGACAGGTTTATCGTAATTCCCTTGATCTCCATCTCCACCAGATCTCTCTGATTCTGGTGTGCGCCAGTCATGCGCCACCTCCGAGTAATACGTGTGTTGGATGTTCTCCCACATTAACTTCAGTCTACGCCATTGGCGTATCTGACGATCACGCACACCTCTATCCTCATCGTCACAATGATCAACGATAAGTTTGAGGAGTCTTTTAGTTTCGTCTGATAATTCTTTAGCCATTATGCATACTGACGTTGAAGTCTCTGCATCATGCCGCCGCTACGACGCGCATCCATCTTACCTTGATTGATGGAATTAGCTAAGTTTGGATTATTCTGATCCGGTCCAAAATTCCGACCGAATTTACTTCTGTATGGTTCATTATCAGATGGCATCATTCCGGGTCGTGGAATAGCTGATGGGCCTAATCCACCCTGCATATCACCACCACCCTGCATCTGAGGTTGCATCTGAGGTTGACTCTGCATTTGAGGTATTCTACCCATTGCAGTATTGATGCTACCCATGACGTTTGATGGAGTCTGACCACCCTTACTGAATACGCCCGTCGGTGCGTGTGGTCCAGTCTTACTAAATGCGCCCATATCAGATGCCATTCCAGCACCCTCACTGGCTCCACCTAAAATTCTGTCGAAATTAGATGGTGCGAGTCCTTTAGCTGCATTCTTCTGCGCGTCATGTTGATTCCACGCACTTAATGCCTTGTTAGTGGCTCCTGTAGCCATCAGACTAGCTCCACCTGTAAAAGGTGCAGCCACGTAAGGAGCCGCAGCTAATCCGATTTTTCCGAGTTTTGACCAGAAGCCCATAATCTTACCTTCCTGTAACTAAGATGGAGAGTAACCTTGATTTTGTAACCTAGCATTATTATTGCCGAATTGCATTGATGGTCCGAGTCCACCTCGTGTATTACGTGACATTCTATTCCGTTGCATTCCACTATAGTTACGTTCATTCTGAATATTATTCTCAGGTTCCTGTGGCTGATCCTGATTCATCATCTGATTCATGCCATTAGGTGATGGTTGCATTGGACTTGATTGCTCATATCCTCCACCACCAACTTGAGTCCAACCCGGTGTAATCTTTCCACCAGTAGCCTTGGCTCCGCCTCTACCAATCTGAAGATCCAATACATCTCCAGAGGGAGTACGCCACACGCCCGCCTTCTCACCTAATTGCTGCGCACCATGAGATGATAACCACTTATCTGCATCTTCTGGTGACATCTGACCTGCACCCATCCACGCATCACGCCACTGTTCACGATTCATCTGTGGCTGTGGCTGTTGTTGCTGTTGGACTACTTCAGGTGATGGGCCAATTCCTCCATCTTGTTGATTAGGATCCTCACCATTACGAATCCTACGCCGATACTCTTCAGTGTCGGCACTGTATCCACCTGTAGGCATAATACTCATCTTACTTCCTCCGTGGCAGGAGTAATGCCCATTTCTTTCTCTAATGCAGTAATCTCTTTCTGACGATCCTTCATTATTTGTGCAGCCTTGCGATCTTCAGCTTCTAACATCTGCTGTTTCACGCGCCAAGGAATGAATGGTGGAACTACTGGTTTCATTTCCTCGTCTACAGGAGCGATAAGTGGTTCAGGCTTATCCTTGTCCAAGAGACGCTGGAGTAATTCCTTACGCTCAACGTCGCTTTTATGCAACTGTTCACGTAAGACCTCACAGGTTTCACATGGCACATCAGATAGCCCGAACCACTTATAAAATAATTGTCTAAGCATGATTAGTGCCTATATCGAGCAACTGGGCGAATCTCTTCATCGTCTACTTCTAGTTTGTGCATATTGCGGTAATATGCAGTCCAGTCATTGCTTGTAGATAGTTGTTCAAGTAAATGTTCTTGTTTTTGTACTTGCTTAAATTCAGCACTAGCATCCTCGAAGAACCCTTCCGCAGCGTCAACAAGATATCTGAGTCCATCGATTGGATCATCACCCTCAAATTCAGCGATGTCTTCTGACGGCTTATTACCCTTAGGCTTATCATATGAACAAGCCTTAATTGCTTCGACCAAGATTGGGCAGGCATCTTTGAATATCTGAAGTTTAGGAAGATTAGTTTCAGGTTCTATTGGATTGAATGAATTCAAGTATGAGTTGTATTCCTTCATTCCTCTATTCCGAAGAATCCACATCGCATAGTCTTCATTGTATGGTGGAATTTCTTCTTCGTTAACCTGCTTAGGTTTCCAACGAAGATATTCGTGAATTAGAATTTTACCGGCAACACGCGAGCCGGGCGAGTTATTCGAGAGTTCGATTTCACAGTCGAGTTCTGCTGAGATCTGCTGTTGAATCGTATGCTCTTGTCCACGATCTTGCCCGGCACTTTTACAGAATCTAATAAGTCTTGGATTTTCCTTATCAATGTATAATTTAACATGGGGTGCCCATTCTGCGATCTTAGTTTTGACCCAAGTTTGTTCACGATAGATATACACGCGCTTCGATGGCGATATCGCCGCATAGCCTATCCATGTCATGGCTGCGAAGCCCCAATCGCCGATAACTATACGCGGCCACCATGCGGGAATTTCAAAAGGATCGATGACATGAATAGCGTTTCCAGATTCGTCTTCGTATTTTCTGTCTCTGAATTCGTCGAAGACTTGTCCTTGATAGGCATCCCAATCACCCGACAGTTTGGCTTTTCGTTCGGCATCGATTGTGATTCCCTGTAACGATTGCTTGTAGGTTGGATCGATGTACTTATTATCTTCAAGTGTGGAGTGAATATATATCCTTTTATTCCCTCCCCTGCCATGAATTATAACTCCACCTTTTGGATACGGTTTGATGAAGCGTTTATATACCCAAGTATGACCAATTCCTCCGGGCATCCCCGCAGCACGTATGATAGCGGGCAATTCTGGCACGGGGGATCTAACACGCTGGAATCCGATGTACAAATATATCCATTCGGTGATAGAAGTAATTTCATCTGGAGTATACAGATTGATCTGCATAGAGTCATATTTATGCACATCGTCTTCATTCTCACAATGACCTAAGAAGATCATTGCTCCTTCATTGGCTCCACCTGTACCGCCATACTGATCTGGACGCGGGAATGTCCAGCACATTTCTGTCTTATTGAGGGTAGCACCAAACTTTCTATAAAGTTCACGAGATCTTGGGATAATCTCGTTTCGCAACTCAGGAAAAGTACGTCGCATGAAGACTTGTTTGAAGAATGGATTTTCATGCCACCTGTGTACAATTCCATAGAGCAATAATACGTCTGATTTACCTGAGCCTGCTCCCCCTCCATATACAGCCTCTTTTATAGAAGTGGGAACCGAGAGGAATATCTCCTGCTTCGGTTCCGGCTTCCACTCATTAGGATTTCTAATGAAACGAGGTTCAGTCACTTGTGTCTAAAGCCGCGCAGATACCTGTTCAAACTTACAGGTGGAAGTGCAGGATAGTACCACAAGTCCGGATTAGGTGGTTCTACGTAGTTGAATACAACCTTGGCATTAGGACTAGCAGAGTCCTGAATGATGTCATAGATCCCCGGAGCAGTTGATCCTGATGGAACTACGAGCATGATTGCATCGACTGCGTGTCCGTTGAATTGATTCTGTCCGGGGTTCTTCTTGATATGACCCCAAGCAGGATGCATCATCGTATGCAATGCTTCACACGCATCTTCAATAAATAATCCACATCCTGCACCTGATGCAAGATTAGGATTCGTTGAATTGAAGACATAGTTGATGATATCTAATGGATTCGCATATGGATCCGGTCCCTCTTCTCCTGGTTCTGTTGGAGGAGGTTCTACTGGTGGCGCAGCCACCTCAGTGAGTGTGTAATCATCAACTTGTAACCGTGCAGTATTGCCATCGATTACAAGGAATCCCCTCACGCGTAATGTATTGAATCCGTTAGCTTCTAACAGTAACTCAGCACCATGACCTGATGGATGTCCTGAGATGATATTGATGACTTGACCTTGACGACCATTAGGATCAGTAGCCTGTTGACCCTGACCAGTGAATCCATCATCAGTCTTCAGTGTGCAACGTGAACTGAGTGGATTGGGATAGAACATGAATTGACTCATTATTCTACCCTCTTTTCAACTTCGGAGTTCGGATCATTAAACACAACTGCCTTAATTGCCCACATAGCCGTTGTTTCATTCTGTGTGATAGCAACTGATTGATGTCTACTAGGGGGACAGATTTCTCTGATGAGTCTCTCACCTTCTGAGAAATGTTCCCTGAGTTTGTTGATCTTTTCCAATCCTTCTGACGATGGCTTATGGTACGCATACGGTTTGTCGATGGGCACTTTGTCCCTCCTTCTGACTGATTGGACACGCATTAAGGAGCGCGTGTCTACTCCTTCTTTCTGTGAGCGTAGCGAACTAGTCTCTAGTCAAAATGATAGTTGGAGTTCCTGTAGTTGCTCTAATGAATGAGCCAACAAGTGTAGCAATTCCAGCAGTGAATGTTACTGCGGCTTTAACTGCAAACGTAATATCGTTAGATTGTTCCATAGTTGGTGCTGCATCAGAGCAAAACCCCGTAGCCTTAACTACTGTAGGTAATGCATACACCTGATTAGTCACCATAGTGACTGGAAGTCCAAATGGAATTAATTGAGTAGGCATTACTTCTTCTCCTCTTTCGGAGAGAGAATCTTTTCTTCTTTCTTCAGTTCCTTCTGCTCATATTCATGCCGCTCGTGTTCTCTCTGTCCCTTAATTCCACGATTCGGATCTGTAGTCGGAGGAGTATTCCCGAAGTTACTCTGAGCAGCCGCAGCAGTGAAGGAGAAAGTAAGAGGATCAGATAGTACCCCATCAGGATTCAATACTGTTACAGGAACTTCTGCCTCTGCTGTCCACAGTGGCATATTGACACCAGTTGTTAACTCAGTCGGGGAAACAACAGTAGTAGGTTCTTCAATCCCATTAAACATAATCACTGAACCAGCTACGAAGCCTGATCCCATGACATGAATGTCAAATGTTGGACTTCCGATGACTACTGTATTGGGTGAGAGTGAGGAAACAATTGGCGGAATGGCTGGACCAGATGTTAAGACACGATAGATTGCATCATACATCTTGGCTGCGAATCGACTATCTGAGGCTCCTATGTCAAGGATCTCTCTGATGTGATTCTGTTGTTCTGCACTTACGACGAGAGATTCCGACTCAAGAAGAGTTGGATTGAATGTCTCACGTCTCAATACTGATGGCATCTATTCGTCCCTTCATTCTTGTACTGTGATGTGATCGAATGACCGCTCATCTCTGAATTGAGGAGCGAAGATTACAAACTGGGGCTGATTAGTGGTAACTGGGGAATCAGAGGAGGAAGGAGGGTCAAGATTACGAATGATGACTGACATATCTTTTGCTATGCCAGATAATTCCTTTGCATCAGTGTAATCTAACTTCTCTTGTGTGATTGCACCTAATGCCGCGTCAAGGACTTTACCAGCTTTCTTTGATGCACGCGCCCTTGATTTCTGGATATGATTTATAATCGATGACTTAGGTTCGTGATATGAGGCAGTAGAAGTAGCTCCTTGAGCGTAGGCAGAGACAGAAGAGTCAGAAAGACCGAACATCCGAGCGATACCAAGAGCAGACTGACGACCATTGATGACAGCATCTTCACCAATGATTTGTCTGAGTGCATCTGGTACATTCGTATCACCTTCCTTACGACCCTTCTGATCCATCTCCACTATCTCTGGTGTAGTGGGATGAGACTCTTTCTTAACACCAGATAATCGAGATAATTCATTCTCGAAATCGGAATCTGACACTAATCCTACAGGCATAATATCCTATTTAGTAAATCTAATCTGAGCGTAGCGAAGATATAGTGATGAGTTGAAGCTAAACCGAGCGGAGCGAGGGGGCCATTATACGCTACCATGCCGCCTTTGTCAACTCGACCGTGCCGTAAGTCGTTTGTTTCCAGTGATTTGGGGGTTGTAATCTTGCTGACAATTTCTGGCTACGGTTGGGCTGTATCATCGTATGGGTGATACTATGTATGAGACTCTTTTATCTTATGTATGAGACTCTATTTCATTTACTTAATCCGACATGTTATTTCACTGCCTAGCCCTTGTGCCAGTCTGTGCGCGCATCTGTGCATGGGTATACCCCATACGTCTGTACCTCGGTTGCAAAGAACGCAAAAAATATTTCTGTGCATAAAAAAAGGGCTACCCTTTTGGAGTAGCCCATAAGTCGAGTCGATACTACTTCTCGTCGGCCTCGTGCTGAATCACCTTGTATGAAACTTCGGTAATCTCAGTATCGCCGTCAATGATGCGTTTTGCCTGAACCAGTGTCGAAGCATACGAGAATGCCTCATACAGTGGCCCTTCAAAACGCGCATCCAGAGCCTTATCCAGCTCGCGTCTAACACCGTCGAAGAGTGGATTCTGATATTTCATCATCGTGCATCCACTACAACGTAGTTGGAGCCGGTCAGCCGAACTGCTTTCAATTCGGCCTGGGCTACTGAATCGGCCCAGATGAAGAGAGTGCATGTCGGCGTTTCGCTGAACGCATCGACATACACCAGAACCTTGAAGTTGAACACGCATTCACCCGTTTAGTTTGAATCAGTTGATAAAGAGGCCGAGCGGATATCAAGTCCGCCCGGCCTAGAATCTAGAAGGAACTACTCTGCGTCTTCCTCGTCTGCCCACTCAATGCCGAGAACCTGCGATGCAATCGCCCGAGCCTCTGCTTCGGTTTTCTTGCCGTCGGCAAGCAGAACCTTGAGCATCGACTTGAGTCGAAGTTGCTCGTCATTCTCCAAGTCCGGCTTCTGCACGTTCGCCTCATCAAGCGCGTTGTTGGCAGCTTTCGCCCGAGCCGCGTTCTTGATGAGCGTATTACGCCAAGCGACGATATCCTCGTCAGAAGGAAATCCTTCTGCCTGAATCATCTCTTCCTTGGTTTCATACTGATTGTAGTCGCCCGAGTATTTCAGCGACTTGAACGGAACAGGACTGCCGTCTTTCAGCTTCAGCTTGGTAAGCTTAACACCATGGGCATTCTTCATCGTTCCTTCGAACTTCACGTTCTTCATACTACCTCTATTCAGTTGTCAAAGGCCGAGCCGGGATTGGCCCGGACTAGTCGGCGCGAGGCAGGCTCGTCGCCGCGTCGCTCGTCATCAGCGACGCCTACGATTTTACAGGCCGACCCTAAACGAGTCAAGCGAATTCGACACAATCCGTCGATTTATTTTGACGTCAAAATCCCGTCAGCCTCTAGGCTCGCTCCGGCGACGATGCATATCGGCTTAGGCTCTAATGTTCCACGTGGAACATACGGACTATGGTAGAGGTAGGCCCAGCCCGGCCCATAGCTGTGCGCCTATCCCTGTACGCAGCTGTGCGCCCTCCTTCTATGCAGATTGATAGGAACAGTCGCAAAGAACGCGAAAATTTTAGCTGTGCGCTCTAAAATAAATGTTGCCACGGGGCCGATGCATGATACTCTGGTGTCACCTCGCAATGACGCGAGCCGATTGGAGCCTTTGTGAAAACTGAATCTTTCGACTCGACTGCCTCGACCGCGTATGGCACGAAACTGCCCACGGCCATGAAGTTCAATGTGACCGTCACATACTACGAATCATACGCGGAAATGGTCGCAGCGAATGATACGCTCAGTGAGAAAGAACAGCTCGACTCACGCAATGCAGAGCGCAAAGCAGCAGCCACAGCACGCGCGCGTAACTCTGCCTTTGATGCGGCTGGTATCATCAAGCCAACAATCGAGAACGATGAGCAGCTCCGCATCCGTGAGATGATCAAAGTCATCATGGCAGCCAAGAAGACATTTGAGGAGGCAAAAGCCACTGCTGAAGTAGTCCTCGGAATTACCTACATCGCATAGTCCGACTCGATACCCGGTCTGCTAATACAGGGACCGGGTATTTTTTTGTCTTCTCATCCCTCCTATCGGGTCCATAGAATCATCCTCGCTTCGCTCGGTAGGATTAGCTGTGCGCCTATGATATCGTAAGAGGTCGGGTAACTGTCCTCTTTTGATCCCATCCCCCTCCCTCTCTCCCCACTCAATACGGCTCATACGGGAGGTTGGGGTGCTTGAGGTTGGGTTTTATAGTATTATATTCTCTTTTTTTTATTTTTTTTTTTTTACATATCATAATCTAATCCTACAACCCAACCTCGACCTTTGACATCGCCTTACGACCGTGTTATCATGGGGGACAGGGGGAGAGGGTCGCCCTCATAAGCGGACACTATTACGATCCATCATAGGAGGCATCGAATGGCTAAGAGGACGAAACATACACACAAGTACATTCATCAACAACTCAGCAAATTCAACACAGGATGGAGATGCGCACTCGACTACTGCGAACACTTCCTACCACGTAATGTGGAGGATACAATCGTGGGTCGTATGTCGGTGTGTTGGGGGTGCGGTGAAGATTTCAAATTGGATGAAGACTCAGTGAAAGAGGAGATGCCGAAATGTCTTACATGTAGAGTACCGGAAGTAGACGCACTCGCAGACATCGATATCAGAGTACGCATTGCTAGATCACGTGGGATTGAACTATCAGACGTAACCCAGGAAGAAATCAATCGAGTCAAACTAATCACGGGAGAATGATATTCTAGGAGTATATTGCCGGGACGGGTCGGGCCGGGGCCATTCCAGCTCGACCATCCCCCCGTAACCCGCGTCGATAAAGGGTTTAACGGGACACTTGACAACCGTGCTAGAATGGACGGGTGCCTACGGTCTGCCTATCTAAGCCTAGCGTCTAATCCTAGATTCTAGTCTATCCATCATCAGACCCGGCCAGCGTTACCGAAAGGACGCCCAATGAAACGATTCTTCTGCAATACCTGTAAGCGAGTTATACGCGTTCGGCGTATTCCCACCTCAGTTACTAATCCATTCGCCGACAATCCATACGAGCGTATCGGCGACTGCACATGGCATACAGCTGGTCGTGTGCATCGTACTGCCAAACCGACTATTCAGAAGTCAGCTCCAGTTCAGACTCAGAAGAGGAGCCGATAATGTTGGTGAATAAGGCCAAAGGTAAGATTGGCGATTGTGAGACTTGTGATCGCACCAATCTTCAGATTACACTTGAAGCTCATAACATGTGGATGTGTGAGTTCTGTGTAGCAGAGGAAACAGCTGCAATCACACGCGCGGGCGAAGTCAACGTCTTGTTAGAAGAGTCGAAGAAAATCGACTATTCGATTCAAATCAAGCCAGACGTATTCAATGCGAAGACGACTCCTGCGATTGAACTTCAGGCGTCTATTCAGCAGGATGAGAACATCAAAGAAGAGGATAAACTCTACACATTCGCTAAGGCGATGCAGGAGCGAGCGGATATCCTCAGAAAAGCGATATTTGATGATCGTGCTGCTCTTCTCGAAAAAGAGAACGAATATCGTATGTGGCAGTCACAGATTCAATCTGCCGCAGGGATGATTCGTGATAAACGTCGGGAAGAATTCAAGGCTTCCGATATTTCCTATCAGCCACAGGCTCCGTCTAAGCCGAAATCTCAGACTCCAAAGGCACCGTCTGCATCATCCTTCAAACGTAATGAATTGAAGGACGCGTGTGCCAAGTATGGCGTGGACCCTGTGGCAGTCAGAGTAATCATGCTTCAGAAGAATATGACGGCAGAGAATGCTGCTAAGTTCTTCGCTGAAGTCACCAAAAAGTAATCCCAGTAAATCGCTACCGAAAGGACGATTTAGTGATGACTAGGCAACAGGCATCGCAAGATTTACGAGACTTGCTGAATCAGCATGGTCTCAAAGATTGGGGAGTCCGATTGAATCAGAATGCTGATAGTCGATTCCTTGGTCTGTGTTCGTACAAGGATAAATGCATTATCCTGTCGGCTCACCACGTTGATATCCATCCTGATCCTGACGTTAGGAATACTAACCGTCATGAAGTTGCACACGCACTCACACCCGGACATGGGCATGATGAAGTGTGGGCTGCTAAGGCTAAGGAATTGGGCTGTGATAACACGGCACCATGTTCTAACCTGTCACTGTCACCTGAGATTATTGATGCTATTCGCTCAGGTGCGACGGTAGAAGTCACATTCGATGAGCAGGTAATACGCACACCAAAGTATCAGATTACACGGCTTCAGGACAAATGTGAGTTCTGTGGCAAGGTAGCCGTGATGAAATCTGAGAAGACTATTCCTTCCTCGAAAGATGATCAGCCAGACCTGAAATTCATCACACTGGAATGTGGTCATCTCCTCGTAAAGAAAATCCCCAAAGGCACACCATTCCACACATTCCAGATGGGCGGAGATCCTAACTGCCCGCATGAGTGGGATAAAAACAAGTGTAGCAAGTGTGGTCGATTCCGCCCATACGAATTCCAAATCGAAGGAATGAAGTTCCTCGAAGCAGCATTATCCGTAGGCAAGGGTGGTGCTGTTCTCGATGAGATGGGATTGGGGAAGACCATTCAGGCAGGTGGAATCATCAAATTCCATCCTGAATTGTGGCCGACTCTCTGGATTGTGAAGAGCGGACTGAAATATCAGTTTGCTGTATTCCTGATTCAGTGGCTCGGTGACATGCACGTTCCTCAAATCATTGAAAAGTCGGGTGATTACCTGATTCCGGGTCTGAAGCACTACATCGTCGGATACGATATGTTAGTGCCTAAAGTCAAGACCATGAAGAAATCAGGAAAGACTGTCACTCAGGGCTTCGATATCACGAAGTTCGATAAGGTTGGTATCAAGTGTGTTGTGTTAGATGAATGTCAGCAGATTAAGAATGTTGACTCTACACGCACACAGATGGTACGTAAGGTAGTCAAGGATAGGAAATGTATTCCGCTGTCGGGCACACCGTGGAAGAATCGCGGTAGTGAGTTGTTTCCGATGCTGAATATGATCGATCCTATCAAGTTCTCATCAGAAGAGGGATTCAAGAGAGCACACGTAGACTACTACTGGCAGGGAAACTTCCGAAAGGAAGGCGGAATCAAGAATGTTGCTAGATTCAAGGAACTGACGAAGGATCTACTCATTCGTCGTGAGAGGACAGAAGTGATGAAAGAACTTCCCCTCGTTAACAGGACTAAACTCCACGTTCAGATGGATGCTGACACGGAGAAAGTCTACGATGATGCAGTAGAGGATTTCGTCAGATGGTATGAAGACGAAGCAGCGGCTGCTAGTTCCATGCAGATACTCGGGATGATGGCTAAGATGCGTCATCTCGTGGCTATCGCTAAGATTCCTGCCACGATGGAATACGTTGATGAATTCATCGAGGATACGGACCGGAAACTGGTGGTATTCGCTCATCATCAGGATGTTCAGTCCATGTTGTTTGATGGTCTGAAGGAAGCATACGGCAAGGATATGCCGATCCTGAAGATTGACGCATCAATGAGTGGTGAGGCGAGATATCAGACGCAGGTAGAATTCAATTCTGCATCACGGTGTCTGATGGTCGCATCTACTCTGGCAGCAGGCGAAGGACTTAATCTTCAGACCTGTTCTGACTGCGTGTTACACGAGAGACAGTGGAATCCTGCTAATGAAGAACAGGCAGAAGGACGATTCATTCGTATCGGTCAGACTGCTACATCAGTCAACGCCGTATACGTGCAGATGGAAGGACTGACCACTATCGATCCACAGTTGGATGCCATCGTCGAAGGCAAGCGTATTCGATTCCATCAGGGCATGAACAAGGGCGAATATCAGAAGTGGTCAGAAGAGGCTCTCGTGAAGGAATTGGCCGAAACCATCGTATCGGCTCATCGTCGTAAGAGATCGCGATAAGACAGATGGGGGGCGCGCATCCTACACGCGCATACATCTCACTAATGGTTGCAATGTGCAGAGGGGCCGGGATGGTGAAACTGGCAGACACAACAGACTTAAAATCTGTCGATAGAAATATCATACGGGTTCGATTCCCGTTCCCGGCACTAACTAACGGAGTAACTAATGCCTGAATTTCTCGTGGAATACATCGTAACTCAGCACCGTTTTTCTCGTGTGCAGGCTCACACGGATGCAGAGGCGCGTCAACTAATCAAGGAATATCACGAACAGCAGGTCTCTGAAAAGATTACAGAGTCTGTCATGATCGTATATTGTTCAGAGGACAAGTAGAATGGCTAAGAAAACTACGACTCAGATGTTGATCGAAGAACTCGAAGACCTGAAGATGAAATTGTTCGACAAGGAATCATCCTTGTTGCGGACATACGCGGATAACAATGTTCTGTGTGATCTGTATGGTCAGGCCACACGTGAAGTTGCGGAGACTCGTAAATACATCGAACTACTTGACAGAACTATCACGATGATTCGTGAAGGGGAGAAGAAGTAATGTACGCAATGAATCGTCTGAATAGATCTGGTCAGCAGTATTTCCTGACCGAACTCCCATCAGGTGATACGCGTATCGTCACTGGCGATAAGATTCTCATCGTCAAACATGACATTCAAGTCATATCACAGGCGTGGTATAACTGGCAAGTACGTGGTGAGAAGATTCAGGATGCGTTCGATTTCTTCACGGATGCAGAACGAGAATTTCTCAAGACAGGTCTTACGGAAGCGGAGTGGAAGGCAATCTTTTCTGAGAAGGAAAACTAAATGGATGAAATGGTCGAAGCAATTCGCGTATTAGGTGAAGGTTCTCTCGCTGGTGACAGAGCACTGTTGGAATTAGTACAGGCTGTCATTGAGAAGATAAACGAACTTGAGAAACAGGTTCATATGTTGATGGAACTTCATCGACTGGATGAGGAGAAGTAGTATGAAGGTGACTACGTTCGCAGGTGCGTGTCGTGAATTCTTTGGTCTGAAGGAGAAGCAGAGCCTCGCAGAATTTGTAGCAGAGTTGAAGACTCTGAATCCTGATGATCGTAAAGAGATGATCGAGATGTTCAAGACCGTAGACCTCGAAGTAAAATAAATAGGAGAACTAATATGCCACGCTGCGAAGATTATCCGTGTTGCGGCCATGAGAGTGGTGACTGTCCGCGTATTGATGCTAACGGAAACGAGCGTTGGCGATGTGTGGGTGGTTGTGGAAAAGAGCTTCCCCGGAATGCCCGTTCGTCCATATGCGTATCATGTCAGCGGCGTATGGCAAGACGTGAAGACGACGGAGACTACGATTACGACCAACAGTAAGGTTAGTTGATTGTGTTGTCTGCTCATTTTCATGCGAACGAAGTGAGCAGATGACAGAGTTCACTAACTGTAGACTAGGAGTCAAAATGATTGGACACAAGACTATCGACGGAGTGATAGGTAAGACATTCGCTGACAAGTTAGATGAGCCGCTTTTCGTCACTGATAAGATGAACTATTCACGTAGGCAGATGGTGACGGAACTGGGCTGTGCCAACTTCGTAGCGGCTGTACGTCTAGCAAAAGTATTGAGGCGACTGAAGATACATTCACCTGCTGAATTGTATAAGATGGATCCTCTTTCACTGGCTCGCTCAAAAGGCATAGGTCAGTCAT